GATAATCCCGTACCATCGGGATTTAAACTACTACTTAACGTAATAATAGGAATACTAGAACTATATGAGTTTCTAATTTGCATTTTAGAACTATATTGAGTAAGATTAACAGGTACCCCAAGATTATCTTTATAGATTAGTGGGATATCAACTGTTGAACCTTGTTCAATTGTAAAAGAATATTTACCTGCGGCCATGTGTATGTGGGATTACTATCGATAAATATTAACTAGTTACTAGTCTCTGAATTCTTGGTATACTTGAAGTATAGGAGATACTATTTCGTGTCTATGGTTTGCTTTTAAAGCAAATACTTTAAATCCTTTTACATGTTCCTCAACTCTAGTTAAGAATGAAAATCCTGTATCTTTTTTAGTTTTTAAATCTATTTGAGCTAAATCCCCGCATATCACCATTTTAGATCCTTTACCTAGTCTTCCTAGAACAGTTTCCATTTGATCGTGTGTAACGTTTTGTGCTTCATCTACTATTACAAATGATTTAACAAATGTTCTACCACGCATAAAAGCAAATGGTACTATTTCAATATTGCCGTTTTCTAATTCTTTATCAACTTTATCTTTACCGTATAACATATAAAGATTATGATAAATTGGAGCCAACCATGGATCCATTTTTTCCTTTAAATCGCCGGGTAAAAATCCTAATTCTTCTTTAGCTACTGTAGGTCTTGTTATTACAATTTTATCTACTTCGCGCTTAAATAGCATATCTAACGCGGCTTGAACGGCAACAAGTGTTTTTCCGCTACCGGCCATTCCTTTTAATACTACTACGGGATTCTCTACGATTAAAGCTTTCGCTTCTTTTTGTTCTTCATTAAGTTGAAGGTTGAACTTAATTGGGTTTTTTGGTTTTCTCTTTGGAGTGAAAACTTCATCGGTGTGATGGTTTGAAGCCATAATGTAACGTTTTGGTTTCGTATAAATATGAAAAAAAAGAGCCGAGCTTGCGCTCGACTCTAATCTTTACTAAATATTTAATTATTAGTTAATACCTAAGGCATTTAAACCATTAACGAATACTTTACCGTAGAATTCAGGACGTACCATTTTCTTAGCGTAACGAGTCATGATACCTTTTCTTGGTGTGAAAGTTTCAGGATCGTACACAAGTGGAGTCATTAACAACGGAACGTATGGAGCATAAACAGCACCTGATTCCAAGAATTGAGCACCTTTATAACCCATAAGGATTACGTTATCACTAAAGTAAGGATTTACATATACTTTGTAACGAGAGTTTAGAGAACCAATTTTTTGGCTACCAAAGTTGAATACTTTATCCAATTCAGCACCTGCATCAGAAGCATATCCTGGGATAGACTGCATGATAGTAGCTACTGCTGGAGAAATTACCAAGAAGTTAGCTTGACCTCTAAGAGTTTTTTGCAAGATTTTGTTAGATACTGATTGTAATACTGTACCTAAAGTTGCGAACCAACCACCTTGTGTGTTATAGAAACCACCAGTTGTAGTTGAAGTTTGAACGAATGTTGAACCATTCCAAACTTTATTGTTTTCTGCTGACCAGTATCCTGTAGTAGCTGCTTCTTCAGTCAACATACCTAAGATTTCTAAGTCAATCTCCATAGCGATGTATTGAGATAACAATCCAGTTAATTCAGCTTCAGCATCGATGTTTTGGTAAGCATTCAAATCTTGAGCTAACTCAGGAGTCCATTGTGCTTTCAATTTACGAGTTTTCGCAACGATAGCATCTGATTTCATTTGGATGTTAACGGTTGGAATAACGATTTGAGTTTCACTCAATGAGTTAGGAATAGCGATTCCAGTATTATCAGCTTCAAAATCACCTCTTAATGCAGGAGTAGTTTGTTTTTCAAAGTAAACTGTACAAGAACCAGATGAATTAGCACCCGTTAAAGCAGCTGTTGTAACAAATGTTAATTGTGCAGTTGATGAGCTACTTACGTAGTTAGTAAACTGTTGTAATACGTTTAATCCATTGATCAAAGAGCTACTTGGAATAAATGCAGCTGCAGCTAAGAAGTCAGCATTTGTAAGTAAAGAAGCTGAGGCTGCTGAGAAGTTAATTACATATAATGACCCAGTAGAAGACTCGTAACGAGAATCCCAGTTAACTTGGCTTAATGAATTTACTAAAGATGCAGAATAAGCTATAGATTGTGAGAATTGGTTCATTGAGTAACCATATCTACCTTGTCCGTAAAGACCACCTGTTGGGTTAACGTTAGAGATATCAGCATTTGTAGCTTGAACATCAGCTAATGAACCGTAAAGTGATTTATTTTGTTGGAACGGAGTTTTATTATTTCCGTATTGGAAATCTAGATAAAATACAAGACCAGAAGGCATAGCCATTGGTTGTACAGATACGAATTCTTTAGCTACGATTTCAGCGAATACTCTACGTACTAAAGGCAATGCAATACCAGCCCAGTTTTCACCAGTACCACCTAACATTGAGTTTGTACCAGAAGTAACGTTAGTTTCAACTACTAACTGTTTTGCCTGGTTTTCAAGGATAACAGCCATGTTGTTTTTCTCAACTTGGTTACTGATTCCTTCAAGAAGTCCACTTTTTTGCCATTTAGTAGCAACTCTTGCTGCTTCTGCTTGTTGGCTTTTCCATGGATTTGCTCCTTCTAAGAGCATGTTTAAATTGTCCATTTTTTTAATTTTAATTTGTTTGGTTTATGTTTGCTAATTTTTGCATTCTAGTTATCCATTCGTTGTTTTCAACGATTAGTTTTCTAGGAGCCATACCTGCAGCTTTAGAAGCGAATCCTAATGATTCTTTCAATTGAGTTTTACCTTTAGTAGGAGCAACGAATGCTTCTGAAAGTGACTCATATACTAATTTAGCTTCTTTAGCAGATTCTGCTTTGTCAAATGCTTTCACAACTTTTAATTTTTGTGACTCGTTTAAGTTTTTAGCGTTAAAGATTTTATTAACGTAAAGTAACTTAGCGTTTAATAGATTAACTTCATTAAGTTCAGTACGAAGAGTTTTAACAGCTTCTAAAGCTAATGCTAATTCTTCATTCATTCTTTTCTCAAATCCGGCATCATCTCTGCGGGCTTTAGTAGTATTAAGATCTTTTGAACCTATTTTACCATGTTTTCCTGCTTCTCTTTCGTCTTCACGATCGTCGTAGCCTTGTTTTTTACGTTCGTCTAATTCACCTGCTTTTTTACCTTTTTCGTATTCATATTTGTCTACTTTAGATCTTTCAGCACGGCTTTCTCTTTTTTCACCTAATAACTCAGCTAAGATGTCGTCTAAGTCTTCTTCTAAATTTATGTCTTCCTCGTCTGCAGCTATTTCTGCATCACCAGCCATATCCATAGCGTCAACTTCAGCTTCGTCTTCGTAGCCTTCTCCGTCACCAGCACCTCCAGTTTCCTGAGAGATGATGTCTTTAATTAAACTTTCTAACTCATCCATAGATAAGTCTTTAACTTCTTTTTCCTCTTCTTCGTCTTCTTTAGCATCATCTTCAATGTCTTCAGCATCTTCTTCAGCGTCGATCATTTCTTCTTCGTCTTCGTCTTTTGCTTCGTTTAATTCATTTTCTAATTCTGCAAGAATTTCGTCAAGGTCGATTTCGTCTATAGAGTTGTCTTGGTCATGTCCCTCCATAGGGATATCATTCATCATGTTTTCGTCGAATTCTTCATCCATTTGACCTTCAGCTTCATATTCTTCTCTTAATCGAGCAGAGAACATTGACTGTAGACGTGGAGCGAAGGCTTCTTCAAGAGCAAGTTTTGCTTGTGTAAGAGCGGTTTCACGAACGGCTTTAGCATCAGCAATAGCTTCCTTTAAAAGGGCTTTTGTGTCTTTCATTTTTTCCTAAAATTTGTTTTGTGGAATAAGCTTATTGAGTAAAAGCTTAATAGGGATTTGTGTTTGTAGTGACGAGATATATAAGGATATCTCATTGGTCCTTAATAAATATATGTATAAAATAAAAAACCGCAACATCGTTGCGGTTCTTTTTTAATTTCCTTGACCTATATATAGTTTTTTGTAATTTTTTGAATTTTTTAACTTAGATGTTTTATTTTTTGAATGAACACCTGGTCTTTTTCTTTTTGGTTTCGCTATATAACTAATAACGGAACTGGTTTTTGCCTTTGCTGCCATTGGAATAAATTTATTATTTTATACTTGAAAAAACATTATTGGAGCACTTGTTGTATCTAAAGAAGCGCTTGTTATCATTAAATCTACAACTGTACCTGGAGGTAAGAATATTCCGGAACTTGTAGAAAAGGTAAAGGCATTTCCATTACCATCTCTTAATGCAGAAATATGACCAACTGCAAATGCTGATCCTCCTGCGGATACTACTGAACCCGAAGCTAGTACTTGAAATCTATTATATGAGCCTGTTATTGATTGTCCTGCTAGTACTAGGACAGCTGATGGAAATGGCATATTATTGTAAGTTTATTAATTTATATTTAGTTGAGTATATTAAATCTTCAACCGTGTCTATTTGATTTTGAATATAACTATCAGCTAGATCAGGAGCTTGACGTAATGTTTTTACAATAGCACATATTTTATCAAAATAAGCAATTATGTTTCTTGTATCACAATTATTATCTAACCCCATTACTGGTTTAAATTCGATTAATCCATTTTTACCTTGGTAGGATTCAACTAACCCATCAACTACACCGTCAATACTTTCATAATATTTTTGAAGTGCTTTATGAGCAGCATATGCTCCAGCTCCACTTACTCCTAAATGAAATATATGAGTTTGTGTTTGTGAGTGTAATAAAATTGATGCTAATTCTTCCATGTTATTTGGTATTTGGTAAATCGCAAGAGCAAAATCCAGCTCTGTTGCAAAGAATATCTGTTATTAATTCGTTAATTTTTTGCAATTGTGGTTGTTGTTTTGGTGCATTATGATTAAGAGATTCATTTACAATTTCCATAAACGCACCTTGTGTTGATGGTGTTGAAACAAAATCCCAACATACGATATCTAAATCGTCTTGTACTTCAACTGTTTCACCAATTTGTTTTACAGACCCCATAGCACGAGAAGAAATACCAACAGTAATACCTGCTAAAAGTAATTCTTTTAATATGTTTCCAGATGGTGTAGGTAATATTTCAATTTTACCCATTACATCATCACCTTGCCACCATAAATCTAATATATTATGACATACATTTTTTAAATTGATAATTGGAGATTCAGGATGATCTAATTCACCTAATGCTCTATTTTCCTTAATATATGTGTCTTTATATTTCTGTACTTCTCTTCTTAAAGTATCCTCAGGATAAACACGTCTATTACCGTTTTCAGCATTAGCACGTTGTACTACTCCTTCAACAATAAGACGGCCTTTATTTACTCTAACTGACTCTTGTAATAGTTGGGGCGTTAAAGTAAAATTGGAAATACGTTCTATTAATAGTTGTTTGCTCATATTATTGACCCATTTCGTCTAGTACTTCTTGAACTAGTTTTGTTATTGCCGGTTTTAGTCTTTCTTTGATATTATTATTCCCTGATTTTTCTGATTTTTTAGTATCTAGATTAACTTGTATTGCTTGGTTAAGAGCTGTTCTTAATTGAGTAACACTAGTTTCTAAAGAAGGATTAACTCTATCTAAAATATAATCAAATATAGGTTGTAATTCAGCAGCATTATTAATTAATTGAAGTTTTTGATCAATCATAGGTACTCTACCAAGTAACGCTGTTACCGATGTTGCATCTGCCGGGGTTTGGGTTTGAGCTTCTTTATTAAGTCTAGATTCGTCTAATTCAATTTTCATTAATTTAGCTAATTTTTGTCTAGCTTGATCTTTAAGTGCAGGTAATTTAGCTTTAATTTTAGTAATAGCATCTCTACCTTTTGCTTTAAGATATGCTTTAATTTCAGTAGAATTGTCTGTGTCTAAGAAATTTTTTAAAACGTCGTCAAATGATTTTTCATTCTCATCTATATCTTCATAGTCATCATATCTATCTGATACATCATCATCAGTATCCCAATCTTTATTTGGAGTTGATTTTGGCACATCGCTATAGTACGGTTCGTCATCGTAGCTGTTGTATTCTTTTAAACCACCTAAACGTTTCAATAGCATTTTAAATAATTCTTCTTGAGATATACCTAATCTATCAGCCATTGTTTGAATAGAAGCGTCGTTTTTAGTAATTTCTTTTTCAGCGCCTTTAAGATCTTCAGGTGATACATTTTCTCCAACTGGTTTTGCTTTGTCACCAAAAGCCATTAGAAAAGCTAATTCAGTTGAATCACCACGCATTGCTTTTTCAGCTGCTGCTTTTACTTTTGCAGGATCAATTTTTTTAGTATCAATTAATTTTTTAATCTCAGTATCAACACCTTCTTTAACGACTTTAACTTTTTTTAATTCGTTTTTAGTATCGTTGTTTTTAATAGGCTCTAAACCAGAAGATGTATCTTTAACTTTTTTATTTGCTTTAATTTTTGGTATATCAGTTAATGTTGTAGCAGGATAAATACCATCTTGTTCATCTACCTCAGGAGATTGCTCAACTTTTTTGTATTTAGTTTTAGCATCTGGTGTTGGTGAATCGTATGTTGGTTCTTTATCAGGTGTACCTTTAACAGCATCCCCTTCTACTAGCATTCCTTTAGTTTTTAGGATAGCTACTGAATCAGCAAATGAGTTTTGGTTAGTAACAAAACTAGGAAACATCATTCTTGCATTACGCAAAAATTGATGTTTGGTCATTCTACCTTCTTGTAACTCTTGGTATTGAGTGCTAATGTTTTTCATTATTCTTCAGTATTATCGTCAACGCTTTCGTCAACAGTTTCATCTTTTCCTACTAATTTTTCTAATATATCTTCTAAATCTTTTTTCATTTGGTCAGTAGGAAATACTACAGCGTATGATTTAGGATTTGTTTTATAATATTTTTCAGTTTCTTTTTTAGCTTTAGGTAAAGCAGATTTAATTTTAGTAACTAGTTCAATAAGTTCACCAAATGAATCTATTCTAGATACTTGAATTTCTTCTCTTTCCTTTACTTTTTTAGAATCTTCTTCTTTTTCTTCAGCTAATGTAGATAAAATATCTTCAAGTTGTAAAGATTCTTTTTCAGTGTTTAATATACGACCATATGCTTCTTTCATTATGCGATAATCTTTCATTAACTCACCAATGTCAGTTTTATGAGCACCACCAATACTAGCACCAGATTTTTTAGCTTCTTCTACACGATATTTAATTTCATCGCCTAGTTCGTCTAATTTAGATTTAAGTTGGTCTTTACTTAATACTTTTTTACTTTCGTCTTTCATTATTTTGATAGTTTTTTAACGTTTTGAGATAACTCATGTAATCTTTCAGACAAATCATTAAGTTGTTCTACTTTAGATGTCCAAAATGTATCTTTTTTTACTGCATTTTCGTCTTTTAATCGAGCAGAATATTCAATTACTTGCTCAATTTCTTTAATACGCTTTTTTACTTCACCTAATGCGCGAGTAATTTTACGTTCCGGAGTTACTTTAGAAACATTTTCATTAAAACGACGATAAGATATTTCGTTTAATTGTTCTTCTTTATAAAGTTTAACAGATTTTGGTTTTGGAGTTGATGGGAATTGTTTGTAATCATATATTTTAGAATCAGAAGGCATACCCGGTTTTACTTTTTTAAATCCGTCTTTAGTATATGTGCTAATATCTGCTTTACCTCCAAAATATTTTCCAGTATATTCACCACCAGCGCTAGCGGTAGTACTAACACTACCCCCACCATCTTCTGAAAGAACACTATCAAGTAATTCGTCTATTATTTTTTTAATGTTGTCTGGTATCATAGAGCTTTTATTTCATGGATTAATTCATGAAACTGGAGGATATTTAATATGTCCTCGTCTTGTACTTGTTCGTTTTTATCTAAAGGTTTAATTATAGATGCTAACTCTTTAAGTTTAATTTTTGTTCTTTGATCTGCTACTTTATGTTGTAATAATTCTAATGAATTTTTAATACTTTCTAAGTTTTCATTAATGAATTCTTTTAAAGAAACAGTATTAGAGATTTTATTAATGTATACTCTTAATACTTCACGTTGTTCCGGTATTAAATTAGCATATTTTTCATTAAATTTCTCAATCATTATTTGTGAAATCAAAGCACGAGTTGCTTTATCATGAGAGGCATATTCAAGCATCACTTGATTTTCAACTTTATCCTTATCTATATCTTGTTTTGTCAAGAATTCAAGTAAAGTTATTTTGTTATCAATTATAAATGATGGATCTATAAATTCTAATGATATTTGAGCTTCAATTAAATTATAAATAGAGGCATGTGCCTTATAGTTATGAATTTTTGCTTTAAAAAATTCCTCTAAATCGTAATGTTGCTTAAGTTCCTTAATAAGGTTATATTTTTCCTTACGTAAAGCAGTACGATTTAATCGTTCCGCTAACTTAATTGTAGAGGATATAATACTTTCAGCTTTTACTTCGTTTAAAGAAGCAGCCTTAGTTAAAGCTTGGTATAATTTGTATTCTTTGCCTATTTCCCCTTTAGAAAAATATTTTTTAACAATACCAACAGCCGCGGAGTCTTTATTAGACATAATATCTGCGGTGATCTGTCTGGTAAGTAATTCAAATAATATACCAGTGTTCTTAAATTTGTTATGTTTTAGTTTCACTCTGTTAATTTACTGTTTATAAATATGTATTTGTTTATAGATCTTTAAGATTTGATTCATCTAATAATGAGGAACCTGTTTCTTCTTTACTAAATACATTAGATTTAACAAACATTTCACTAAGCATTTGTTTATTTTGTGCATATATTGCTTTAGTTGACTCAAGCGCTAATGGTGAACCACCTTTAGGGGTTGGAGCCGCTGGTGTATCCGGGTTAAGATCTCTAGATTTACCAAGTGGATCTTTACCTAATATACGTTTTTGTGTATTATAAACAGATGTTTTTTCTTGTGGTCTTCCAACAGGTACTTCTTCATCATATGGTGGTGGTACACCCATATCGTTTCTTCCTTTACCATACAGTGAAGCAAGATCATGTGGTGTTCCATATGATTGACCACTTGTAACAGGGTCATTACCTTCGTTTTCAATTTGAGATAATCTAAACATACGTTTTTTATCTTCAACAACAAGATCTCTCATGTCATCATATTTGTCTTCACTCATATGGAATAAATAATCGTAAATATAGTCAGTTGGGAATAAACTAGCATCCATGATTTGTTTAGCCAAATCAACTTTTTCTTTCATTAATGCTACTCTTTCTTGATCGTAAACAATAGATGGAGTAGTTAATTCTAATTCAAAGTTTGTTAAGTTCTCATCAGTATACCCTTGAGCATATAAGTGAACTAATGCTATTTTAGTTAATTCAGATACAACAATACGTTGAATACGCTCAATTGTACGAGCAAAACGAATATCTTGTTGTGCTAATGTAGATTTACCTTCAACATCTGCTTCATATCCTAAAAATGCTTTTGGCACTTTCATAGCAGATAACATTTTGTCTCTTAAGTAAACAACATCATCAATAGCGTTGTATTCAAGACCAGGTAAAGTATCAATTTTAGTTGATGTGTTTCCACCTCTAACAGGTATATAGAAATCCTCATTTACAGTCATCATGTTGTAACGTAAATTGTATTCACCTGTTTTTGGATCAACCATAGGAGTACGTTGAGTTTGTCCTTTTAATTTTTCCATGAACGCAGGAATTTCATTTGGTGGAACATTTCCAGTATCCACGTAATAAACTCTACGTTGTGGTGCTCTTAATATACGGTGAATTAACATTGCATCTTCCATCAACGCTAATTGCTTAAATATTTTACGAGCTGGTTCGATATATGATCTTCCATAAGGTAGAAAGTTATAATCACCTAATAGTCTGAAGTTGGCTACCTCATAGTTTTCAAAAACCATGTCTTTATTATCTAACCCACCTAATACACCTGTATATGCTGCATTTGGTTCAACTCTAAATTGAACATATGATGGATTTTTAGGATCTAACCCTTCTTCTCTAATTACGTTATAAACGTTAAGTGGAACAACTTGATACACACCATACTTTTCAGCAATATGCATATGTAAATAAAAATCACCATACTTACACATTGAACGAACCCAACCCCAAAGGTTAAATTCGATATTAAGTACATCGTAAAATAAATTGTATAATATTCTTTGAATATTTTCGTCAGCAGATTTAATAGCTAATACTTCACCTGCTCCATTTTTCAATGTAGACTCATCTGCTACAATATCTAATACAGAAGCAACAATTGGGTCACCATCCATTACCTCATAATCATTATATAGTTGAGGTCTTAATACTGTATAGTTGGAGTAGGGAGAGTTACCAACATATGTGCCTAAACCTCCAGTATAGATACGTTGGTATCTTTCCGGGTACATATTGGTTTGTACCACACCAGTTGCTTGGATGTGATCACTGTCTATTACTTGTATTTGGCTCCCACCAACGTTCCTAATGATTACGTCGTTTGAGAATAATCGTTTTAATCTACCAAATAAGGATGTATCTATCATGTTTATAAATATTTTTTTATCTTAATAACCAGGTAATATCTTCTTTACCATGATCTGCTTGTATAGCCCATGGATTAGCCATTTGTTGCCCGTGTGCGTTTATAGCATTCATGGTACCTCTATCCATAGTCATATTCATTAAATTTGTTCTATCGTATTCTACATTAGATTTTCTAAATCTTAATGCTGTATCTCTTAAATATAATCCCATACTAAATGACATTACGGCGTCGTCATTGTATCCTTCTTGGGCTTGTGGTTTACCGTTTTTCCAGATAAACACTTTCATTTCATCTAATAAACGTTTAGATTTAATAACACATGCTTTTTCATGAGTATATTCTCTAAATTTTTCAATCATTAAAGGGCGTGTTTTAACTGATGTTGTAAAACCAGCTACTAAACTATCTAGATTTTCTGATCGTCTAGCCCATTGATCTGATGTGTATGCTTCTGTTTTAGGTGAGTAATATAAGTTTTTATATCCTCTATCGATTGCTGTTTGTACAGTATCCCAACCCACATTTGCATTTTCAATTGCTAATAAAGCATCATTGTATTCTGCTGCTAAACCAACTAATAAATGTCCGTAATCGCGAGTTCCTATTTGTCCTTTATATTCGGCTACTTGTGTTGATGTTTCAAGATCAAAAACATGGCATGCTGAGTAATCTTTTCCATCTCCTCGTGCAACGTCTGCTGTTACTAAATATGATTTATTATAATCTGGTTGTTCCCAAATCCATAGATTACCATCGGTTCCTCGCTTTTCAACAGGTTCTACAATATTTGCTTCAACCCATTGCATTACATCAGCTTCGAATACTGTATCTCCGGAAGTATTAAAATCGCAATCACATTCCTGAGCAGCCATTTTAATTCCTAAATCGGCATCTTGTTGATCACGCCATACTTGATTTCGTTCAGGATGTACATTCCATTTTAACCTAATTGGAACAAATGAATTGGATCCTATTTCTGCTTTTTGCCATGTTTGGTGAAACCAGTTTCCGGTTCCGTTTGGAGTAGATAATGCTATACATCCTCCTCCCGTTGCTAATGTTTGTTGAGCAGAAGCAAATATTTCATGTATACTATCAATGAACGCGGCCTCATCTATTATAAGTAAAGATACGGCTTCTGAACGACCGGCATCCCCAGCTGCTGATACTGCTTTAACTTGAGATCCGTTTGGTAATTTAAGTAAGAGTTTGTTGTTCTCCAAGGGTTTCTCGGCTCCTTTTAACCAAGATGGTAAATTATCGTACATGAATCGTACTTTTGTTACCATGTTTTTAGCTGTTTCTTGTTTTGTCGCTATACAAAGTATATTTTTATCACTTTGAAATAACATTAACCATAAAGAAAAACCAGCTACTAGGGTTGATATACCTAACTGTCTAGATTTTAATACAACGTTGTAATTATTTTTTTGAAATTGAAATAAAACCTTTTCTTGAAACGGATATAAATTAAATTGTATTCTTCCCCTTGTTGGATGTTGAATCATACAATATTTTTTCATAAAATGAGCAGGATCTGTCATACATTTAATGTATTCCTGTTTGATTATCTCTTTTATGTTTTGTTGTTCACTCATGTAGTATTTTTATATATAAATATACAAAAGGCCTAACTTAAAATGAGCCAGACCTTTATGTAACTTATTATACGGGTGTTTAATTATGTTAAGTCTTGTAAGACATTAATTAAATTATTAATATCTTCAACCTCAACTACAACTCTTTGTCCATTGTCTTGAGATATTATTATTAAACGAGGATCCATTGGGTGTGATTTAACAGATACTCCACGATGTCCAGAACCAACGTTAGCTCTAAATTCATCATTTCTTTCTATTTCTCCTAATTTATATTTGTCTACATTTGGAGAAGTATCTTCCATATCCTCATATATTGAATCGTAGTCTTTAAAATCAGTATTATCATCATCTACACCTTCATGAACAGTATCGTCATCATCAATATAATCTGCTTCATCTACTGGTTCTTTCATATCATCTGCTAATTCTCTAGCAGCTCCAAATAGTTGAGTATCCGACCAGTTTCTAGCTTCTTCTCTAGTTAAACCTAAAAAATCGATTAATTCGGTACGACCCATTTTATTAATTCTATCCGCAGTAAATTTATTGGTTTCTTCAATAAATTCAACTGGATCTTTTTCTGTTCCAAGATTTTTATTTCCTGTTATTCTTCTAGCTATATCTATTTTTGATTTTTTAGTTTGAGGAGTTTCTGTAGCAGGGTTAGTAACATCAATAGTTGCTTCACTAAGTTTTTTGCGTACTTTAGCTCGAATAGTTTCTTTTAATTCGGATATTTTCATTATTATTTGAGTTTACATTTATTATAAATATTTATAAAATGCTTCTAACACAAGCGCGATACGCTCTTCTGTTGTACCCTTAATGTTAATTAATCGTTTTGGTGGAAATCTATTTATCAAAGCAACAATAGTTTCATCAATTACATCTCTATATTCTGCATTAATCTCACGTACGCCATTATCTTCGATTTCTATTCCTTCAGGAGATATATAAAATACAATATCATATTGATCTCCCATACATGTTGCTAATTCTATATAGCGATATTTCGCATATACATCAATAGATTTTGCATTGTCTGTGAATGCACACACATCCCAAATAGTACGATCAGTTAGTACGTTATCTCGCATAATCTCGCTCGCACGTTCTGCTAAAAATATAATTTGTCCTGGTAGAGATGAATCTGTATTTAATGGAATGCCTAGATCACGTAAATATTTACTGCGTTCAGTAGCAATAAAATAATCCTTAAATTCAGGTAATTCAGCTAATGCTTTTACTAGTGTAGTTTTTCCTACACTCATGGTTCCTGCAAATCCTATTTTCATTATTTAGTTTTAAATAAAGGGTTCTTTGCTGGTGGTAAACCAGTATGATTACGTTTTAATTCCCTAATTGCCTCTATAGTAGTACCTTGGAATATTCCCCAGAAGTAATACTCTTTCTTACCATCTGCTTTAATTAATGCTGGGCCTTCTGTATTATGTAGTACCCAAATTTTTTCGTTGGCTCTAGGATCGTTTTTGTCTTGAACGTCGTGTCCTAGGCGTTTCGTCTGTGTTAGATACAACGTTTGTCCGTCCGGAGTCTTTAATTTTTTTTCCATCTTTTTTGGGTTTGTTTAATTCTGTTTTATGTTTTATATCTACCGATATAGGTCCGTTAGGGAATATATCTAAATTAAAAGTCCAAGTAGTTATACTTTCATCATCCTCATATACACGAGTATATTTATTTGGGTTTTCCGATTGGACTGGTTTTATTATTTTACGTCTTCCCATAGAGTTAAATATACGAATTTTTATTGATGTTTCAAAATATCTTCGGCAACGTAGATTCCTTGTGCACCACTTACTGTTATACCTCTAGCGGAAAGTGCATCACCAACGAAATGTACGTTAGGATACTTGGTCAGGGCTAAATTGGTATAATCAACAAGTGGCTCAGGAGATAGATATTTTACTTCAGGTATGTACATACCCCAATCGTCTTTTAATGTTGGGAAGATTTTTTTCATTCCATCAATAAAACTATCAATGTAACTGAAATAACCTTCAAATGCCTCTCTTACTTCATGCATTACAGCATCATTTATTTGAGTTGCATCTACGAATTTACCTTCTGATGTTAGTGAAGGTACTCTAGAGGGAGAATAATATAACCCTTTATTACCAATTTGTAATGTTTTAACTAAATTTCTACTCCAAGTAAATGGATCTTCGATTCCGTTTACTTCCATTATAATACCAAAGTTAGTCATATCGTTTCTATACTTCTCATCTTTCTTAGCATGGCCGTTGTATGAGTAGTTTCCGTATGTTTCTTCTACTGCAACGTATGCTGCATTATTGTTAGTACAGAATGAACGTAATGATACTCCTTTATCATCAAATTTTCTATATAACTTAAAGTCATAGGACACATCGATTAATTTTTGGAAGTGTTTTTGTGGTGCTTCAAAACGAACACCAATTTGTACTGATTTTGGTTCAGTTGGTAGATCATATTGTTCGGCTAGTTTTTTACCAAAGTCAATACCTGATTTACCTACACCAAAAATAAGTTCATCATATGAAAATGGTTTTAATTCAGAATTCCCGGGTCCATTATTATCATCTACATACAACAAGGCATTTCCATCAAAATTAATATTGGTTACCTTAGTTTCCCAAATAAATTTAACTCCATTATCAACTAAATACTCATACCAATTTTTAGCTATTTCAGATAGATAATCAGTTCCAACGTGCCATACAGGAAATAAACGTAAACCAAATTGGGGTTTAATAAAATCAGGTTCAGCAACAGGATTTGAACACTGTACTTCTTCAGGTTTAGGGTGAAAACGTTTAAAGTTAGTAATAACTTGATCCATTAACTCCATAGCTTTGTCTTCACCACAGTACTTAGATAATTGACCTCCAATGGCTGTATGGTATGTTAATTTACCATCAGACCAACCACCAGCACCTAACATACCAGTCATTACTTCACTTGGTAATCGTTTATGGGGATCTTTCCCCATATCAATAATGGTAATTAATTCACCCGGATATCCATTATCTACTAATTTTGTAGCAGCATTAATACCTGCTACACCGGCTCCAACGATTACTATTTTTTTACTCATGTTTATAATTTTTGAACTGTTAAATATACGAAAAAAAGATGTGGTCTCAAAAACTGAGGCCACATCTCTCTAAAATTTATCTCTTACGAGCGACTAGGATATGAATCTAGTCTGTATGTTTATAGATTTATTGTAATGAATTCATAAAAGTATTATCTAAATCATCTTCAGTGTATTCAGTTTCAATATCCTTTCCACTTTTTGAATAGATATATCCTATATCATCTATTTCATCCATATCATCATACCCAACAATGAATTTTACTTTTTTTCCTTCTTCTTCATGAAAACCATCAGCTAGACCTTTTTCATCATAACTATCTTTATCTTTATAGTAAGTAACTACTAAATCAGACATATTTTCATTTAATTGAGATTCATCTACTGTTGGTTCAGTAGCAGCTGAATCTCTTTCTAGGGATTGAATCATGGTTTTGGTTAATTGATCTGCTACATCTTCACCAAATCTTTCAACAATGTTATTTAAATCACGCATATCAAATATTCTACCACCAGCAGAAAAAGCTAATACATTTTCTAATTTAAAGTTTCTAAAACTTTGTTTAGCAGCAGCAGCATCATCTCCCGTTTCTTTTTTAGCTTTTATAAATTCATTTACATCATACCCACTCCATAAATTATTGTTTTGACGATAATTAGCTTGAGCATCTGTTTTAGCAGCTGTGCTTGGTTGGTATGCTTTAAGTGTTTTACTAAATGACATATGTCGTACAGCTCCATTTGCTTTTACAAAAGCAACCCCTATTCTACCATTATTTTCATAACGTTGTTTTACCTCTGGTGGGAGTGTTTCGTAGGTAAGATTTTCATTTAGTAGTCTTGAGTTTCTAGTCATTTTGTTTTCAACTAGAAAACGTTTTAAGTCAAAGTCTTGCATTTTATTTTCTTTTAATTTATCGAATGTTGTTGTTGTATTTCCAAAATAGGGATTATTATATAGATTACTTGATTGAGTTGGATTTGTAGATTGTGATGTTGTTGTGGAAGGATCAGCAGAAGTAGTTTTACTCTGTTTAAATTTGTCTTGAATTATGCCGTTTCTAACTGCTATTCGGTATAAACTATAAGCATTTGGATTTGAGTTTCGAAAGTCAATTGGTCTATTATGCTTAGATGCTTCTTGTTCTAAAGCGTCTTTGGTCCACTTTATATCATACTTTCGTTCTCCAAATTTGTTTTGAATAATATCTTTTCTAACTGCTGTTCTGTATGCTGCATAAGCATTTGGATTTAATTGAGAAAATTCACCTGCTGTATTGTATTTAGCAGCTTCCTGTTCTAGGGTATCTTTAGTCCATTTAACATTTTCTTCAAATTTATTTGGGATAATACCTTTGTTGACTGCTGCTCTGTATGCTACATAAGCATTTGGACTTGCTTTAGAAAATTCACCAGATGTATTATATTTGGTTGCTTCTTGTTCTAGTTTTTCAATAGTCCACTTAAAAGGTTCTTCAAATTTATTTGGGATAATACCTTTGTTGACTGCTTTTCTGTATGCTATATAAGCATTTGGATTTGCTTTTTGAAATTCACTTGGTTTGTTATATTTAGCTGCTTCTTGTTCTATAGCATCTTTAGTCCATTTAATATCTATTTCAAATTTGTTTTGAATTAAACCTTGGTCAACTGCTCTTCTATAAGCTCTATAGGCATTTCTGTTAGCTTTTTCAAATTCAAAAGCTTTAGTATATTTAGCAGCTTCTTTTTCTATAGCATCTACATCCCATTTATTATATTTTTTAGATATATTTGCTATGTCTTCTGGTTCTGATTCTGGTTCTATATCTTGAAATTTAGTTTTAACTATAGCTCCACCAGTTCTAGAAGGATTAGGAAAATTAAAATTTCCATTTCTAGTTAATTTCCCTTGTAAAACGTAATATGTTTTACCTTCTACATTAGCTGTATTCCCTGAAGATAATGAGTATTTTAATGCCGTTAATATTTGGGAAATTATAGATTCACCTCCTATATTTTTTACTGTTTTGTAAAATTCCTGTTTAAAATTAGATTTACTAACATGTTTTTCTAAATCATCATATATTCTTGCTGGGAGTAAAAGTTCACGACCATTAAGATGAAGTTTAGCTCCAAACTTTTTTAATACATCATATTGCTCAGGACTAAATTGATAGTCTGTAGCTATTTGGACAGCTTCATCTATTAATTGTGAATTACGAGTTAAGTGATTTTCATTTAATTCAGGGTCAATTTCATCCTCAAAGTTTTCATAATATGATTCCATTAAATCACGTGCATCCTGTTTATCTACTACAACATACCCATTAGGTGCTTCAAATTTTTTAATAAGTTCTACAGGATTTTTAATAAAATCTTTAAGTTCATCAACATCAATATAAGTATGAATAGTATCTTCAGTATCATCCCATTCAAACTTTCTTATTAAATTTGGATTTATCTCATCAATTTCCCATGTTAATAATATCTCAGAACTATCACTATAATCAATACCTGCATCTTCTAAGGAATATATAAGATTTCCCTGTTTATCC